TTAGATCAAAGTTTCCACTCTCAAGTTCATTCACGCAATCATGGATAACTGTATCAGAGAAGAATCTAACATCACTATCTATAAACAGTATATATGGCGTAGTTACCAGTCTAGCACCATTGTTCTTCGCAATAGAAACTGGACCACCTTCGATAACCTCTACATTTAATCCACCCTTCATCATTTCAATAACTTCTCGAGTATCATCTGTTGAACAATCTGCAATGATAATTCTGGTATTGCCTATGTCTTGCTGGCGCAGGTGCATCAACAAATGTGCAATATAATTTTCCTCGTTTTTACAAGGAACCACAATTGTAATTTTATCCTGTAGCATCATCAGTTTCCTTGGTCCATGTTATAATTTCCCATTTACCATCATGGTGTTCAACGAGAGCAGTGCAACTCTCAACCCAATCACCATCATTCATGTACGTAACACCATCAATGTCTTTTATTTCAGCATGATGAATATGTCCACATATCACACCATCATAACCACGCTTCTTACAATAGTTTGCTAAATTCTTTTCAAAGTGGAAAATAAAATCCACTGCTTTCTTCACTCTTCCTTTAAGGTACTTGCTAAGACTAAAGTACCCAAAACCCATACGATGGCGTACCCAATTGTATTTGCTATTAATCGATAAAATAACATCATATGCTTTGTCTCCCAAAAATGATAGCCATGGGGCTAACCTAGTAATACCATCAAACAGATCACCATGCACAACAAGATAATGCTTGCCATCTGCGCCTATATGTTCTATCTGATTATGAATCTCAACTAAACCAAAACTAAACCCATAAGGAATCATGGGTCTTAAAAACTCATCATGATTGCCTGCTATGTATATAACCCTTGTGCCACGTTTAGCATGACCAAGAACCCTACGTACTACGTTGGTGTGACTTTGTTTCCAACGCCACTTGTTTTGTTGTATGCGCCATGCATCAATAATATCGCCTACAAGATATAGAGTCTCACAAGAATTGTGTTTAAGGAAATTATTTAGAGATCCTGCTTTGCAGTCTCTTGTACCTAAATGCACATCACTTATGAAAATCGTTCTATACTTCATTAGTCAACAGCGTTTGCGCCACACTTAGCACGTTTTGCTTTAGTCAGTGCACCGTAGTCGACATCCCACTCTGCTCCTGGAGCAAGTTCTTTGGCTTTAGCTGGGAAGTGATACAACACACCTGCCTCTGTCATTATCTGAGAAACTGGTTTGCGGAATGTACGTAAGTCATTACCTAGATTTGGATATGGTGCCACATGTGGAAATTGCCAACCAGCTACTTCATTGGTTTGATTATTGATAACGATTTTGTAGAATCCATGAGGAACAACTACGCCATTACCAATCTTCTTATCAGAAGCGGAATACAATCCTCCAACATAAACTGTGTAGGATTGATTGCGTTGAACTACCCATGCTCTGACATTTGTCTCCAGTAATTTCCAGATTCCACGATTTAGGCTTCCTGCTTGTGGAGCCATATTTGTCATTAAAAAACTTTCGTACTCTACCTGAACATCCCAAGACAAGTCCCCATCAGGTGCCATATGTCCTCTATCGTAACCAGTCCCAGCATAATCATCAGGTCTAGCACCATTAGGAACATACTGATTAGCGGCAAAGGCATTAGTACGAGCCACACAACCCAGTGCATTTTGCGGAAGTAGTTCATATGTTACAAACCTCGGTAGTTTTGCAGCAGCGTCATAACCAACTAGATATGCCTGTTGACATAGTGGCTGAACACCTTGCGCTTGCGGGAATCCGTAGGGTGCATGCGCTTGACATGCTTGAATTGCAAATGGTGGTCGTTGAGTCCATGCACTGGCATTTAAACTCAATATAAAAAGGCATAGTGTTATAATTTTTTTCATGGGAAATCCCTAAGTTATTTTCTATTTATCAATCACCTGCCAACATACTTCTTTGGTAATGCTTCTTCCCTGCGTCGTTCTTCAGTTTTCGGAAATAGATCTTTACCAAACTGTGGGTACTTTTGCTGACGATCATAGGCTACGTACATGAACATCCCACCCATGACAAAAATAATGAACATTATTGCAATACCAACAGCAAGTTCTATATGTAACTGTTTTAATCTTGCTTTACGACGTTTCTCTTGTACAGCCTGTTGTTGAATCTGCTTGGTGAGAAGAATCTTTTGTTCAGCACCTAGCTTCTTCATCATTACATTAACTTCAGTCCACAGTGCGCCCAGTTCTGGTGGACTTTGATAAATCATTAATTCTTGTAGTTCAGTACCCATCTGTTCTAATTGTTTCTTCATTAGAACACGTTGGAGAGCACGCTTACCTAAACTAGCGTCACCTGTATATACTTCTGTCTTACTGCGTCTTTCTTCTTCTTCAAAAACTGCTATACATTTATAGAAGTTATCGTAGTATATGCCAAGATGATCACCTATCTCTGCATAGATATTAGTAGTGTCGGCAGACTTTTTGTTTAACTCAACTACACGACTTTTTTCTTCGTTGAATTGTTTCTTTGCTTCAGGTGATGGAGTTTTACCCTTTGCTGCATAAGCATCATGGAACTGATGATCCAGATCTTTGAGCACATCCTTGACATCACCAGCTGCGCTTTTGATATCTTTATATAACTTACATCCAGCTTTTACTGCACTAACTGCGCCATTTGCCAGTGCGAAAAGTGTTAGCGGATCCATTAAAACCCTTTATTCATTATCACCTGATAGGTAATAGTGCATAATGGTGCAATAATACAGAGAGAACCCATGATCCAAAGAGTACCCATGATGGCTCTTGCTTTAGCTTCACGATCTTTTTGTTTTTGTTCTTCTATGCGTTTATCTTCAGCTTGGCGTTCTTCCATCATACGTCTACGCTCAGCTTGCATTTCATAGTAAGTATCAGCATTACCAGACCAGAACATTATATCTTTAAGTTCTTTTTCATGGGCACGTAATGCTCTTGATGCCATGGCAATCTGAAGTGCCCTAGCATTTATTTCCGCATTGCTCATGCGGATTGATTCTATTTTAGTTTTGACAGCAGAATGATGCACATCATCGGCAGCTTTGTAAAAAGCACCGAATTCGTTTAGTAAACCATTTATGTCTTTCCCAAGTGCCACTGCTTTCTTAATGCCAGCGACAGCTGCTTGAGCCAGAGCAAACGCTGTGAATGGATCCATTATTTTTGCCTAAACCAAGGAACTTCTTTCTTTTCCCACATCAAACATACACTTGGTGTATTTTGGGTAGGATCAGAAGAACCTACCCATTTTACGCAAATATATTCTTCATTCTTTTTTAGTGGATTTTTTGGCGGTGGGATTGCTGAACTGTTTGTAAGAAATAATATTCCAAAAAACAGAATATATTTCATTACTCTTTCATCGAACCAATCTTCTTCATACCCATTCTATCTTCGATCACAGCAATGTGTTGACGATTTTCCATGATAGCATCACGATTCTTTTGAATTTCTTTTTCTAGATCTTGTCGTAATTTTTCACGAGCCAGTTCAGCGCCACTGTTGCTTGCTTGTTTGTTATCTGTAGTAACAACCAAACTAACTTTCTGATTAAGAATCGTTACATCATGTTGCAATGAACCCAATGCTTGAATTAGATATCCTGTGCTACCAATCAGTAGTGGTAATAGAGCAAACAGTAGTTTCTCTATAAATGCGCCCTTTGCGCCTTCTTTATTTTCTTCTGCCATTTTTATTCTCCTTATATGAATAGCCAAATTGCTTGAGACATGAGTACTGCTCCAAAACTACCTACAACTATGCTTCCCCAGAAAAGAGGCATGCTGACTGCAAGTATTGCTGCGGTCAATAATACAATGGAAATTTGGAAAATACTACCAGCGTATGTGTAGTATGGGCTGCGTTGTCTGGCGTCAGCACGTTCTGCTTCAAGTTTACGTGCCTTTGCCATCAACTCTTTTTTGCCTTCGCCAGTTGCTGGGTCAGACTCATAGCGTTCAATCTTGGCTGCTATTTCTCTAATCTTTTTAGGATCTTTGGCATATTCCAGTTGTATTTGAGCAAGTGATTGCTTAATAGATTTTGCCTGATAGAATGCCCAAGTATTGTTGGCTTCTATCGTATTGTTTAGGATTTTGCTGGAATTTGAGCCACTTAACAGTGTATTAACTGCTAATAATGCAGCGAGGACAGTGATTACCCATCCTGCTTTATCTTTGACTAATGCTTCTCGTTCAGAGCGAGATAGTGGTTTTGTAGTTTCTTGTGCCATGTTGAACTTCCCATAGACTTATTGTTGTTATAAATCTATTTAGGAATTGCAACATTGTCAGGATGGTTTTTGCAAATCTTCAACGTCTTGAGCAATGGTTTTTGCTCGACTTTCTTCTGCAGTCATGGGAGTAATTCTTCTACCAGCAGAGTCATACTCAATAGGTTTAGTTGATTTCACTTCGTCTTTTTGAAAGAATTCACTCATTATTTCTTTGGCATCAGTTGGAAGTGGTACTGGTTTAGTGAAAACATTTGACCACTTCAATTTATCCGTAAACTTTTCCCATTTATTTGATTCTTCTGGATCACTCTCTGGTTCTGGTATTGGCTCTGGCATGGTAACTTCAGCAACATACGCAGGAACATGTTCTACAACATCTTCTTTGTCTTTCTTTTGTTGCCAGTTGGCTGCCACCAACATCAAAACAGCCAGTGGGTCAAATACAATAACAATCATAATAATAACCCATCGAACTGCTTTTTCTAGTACATCAGTCTCTGGGTTATCTTCATAAATTAATGCTGCGATGTATTTGATCGGACCGACTTCGGCTTCGACTTTACGGACTTCGGTGGCGATTGGCGCACGTTCTTCGTTGAGTTTTGCGATCTTGGTTTGCGTGGTTCCGATTTCGGTAAGGATTCTGGCTCGCTCTTTTTGCTGACCTCTACGGATGGCAATGGCTCGCTCGGTTCCTTTGGCGTCATCGGTTCTTGCGATGGTTTGGTCAACTTGTTGATCCAGCTGAGTAAGTTCTTTACGATTTGCATTTAAGTTTTCCTTTTCGGTCTTAATTTTCTCGTCAATGAGTGATAATTTTGCTGCCACATCTCCAGACGGGATTGCCTGGTCCAAATGTGCTTTTGAAAGATAACCAAAAATACCCATTGAAGTGAGTACCATCAAAACAATTAGTGCCATTGTGAAGTATGTCTTCAACAATAGTGGCACTTCTTTCCATGAGCGATACAACCATGAAGCAACAACTAATTTTGATGCTTCAAGCAGACTGCCCATGATAAAGATTGGAATAGGTGCTGCAGCAAAGATTGCCACAAGACCCATTACTGAATAGTACGCTGCCACTGCCGATAGTGACAATGCTGATAAGAATAGTAGATACGTCATATTTTTCCCTTGATGTGAGAGCCATGAACCCTCACTGAGATTTGCCCATTATAAAATTCATCACTTTCCAAAACTCTTCTTGTGAATTGCTCTCTTGCCTCGATGTATGAACACTCAGCTTTTGATTTACAGAAAAAAAGAATTTCTCTGGTGAAGGTTTCCTTACCGAGTAATTCTATGTCTTTGTTCAGTTCAATAGATGAACCGTAATACTCTAGCCAGTCAGAATCAATCTTGGATCTGACTTTCTTTTTCTTCTTAGTGCCATTCTTTAATTTGACTACTCTGTATGTAGTCTTTGAGAATTTGGCTAACTTCTTACCTATGTACTGACGATTGTTGGCTTTGTTCGTAATAAGGTAAACAAAGCCAACACAGTCATCGGGTAGTTCTTCAACGATTTGATTTAAATAAGTCCACATTGTAGACTATTTATTCGTCCTCGTCAAACTCCTCTTCTTCGTAGATATCTGCAGAGCAAACTGGGCAATAGACAATATCTTCGTATCTATGATCAGTTCCCTTTATAACAATCTTACCTTCTGCTCCGCAGGTTTCGCATTCAAATACCTTACTGGTCATGCTGCTTTCCCCCATACGTCACCCCAAGTGCCAGATAGAGCACCTTTGGCGTAGTCTGTTACACGATTCTCAAAGAAGTTACCATGCACTGGTGCATTGATCATTTCCTCAACCCATGGTAGTGGATTGCGTTTAACTTTGAAAATGCCTTTCATACCTAGACTGATCAATCTGCGATCAGCAATGTAACGAATGTATTGCTTTACATCAGCTGCAGATAGTTCACGCATATCCGCACCCTGATAGCAAAGGTCAATAAACTTATCTTCAAGTTCAACCATCTTCTCTGCAATAGTGTAGATCTTACCCTTTAGTTCATCATTCCAGATTTCATTGTTCTCTTTGATAAACTCTTTGAACAAACGAATCATGGACTCAGCATGCATGGTTTCATCAACGATTGACCAAGTAACGATCTGACCCATTCCCTTCATCAAACCATGTCGTGGGAAATTCAACAACATGATAAAAGAAGAGAACAACTGCATCCCTTCAGTGAAAGCACTGAACACGGCGATGTGGGTTGCAGTTGA